ATTTAACACATATATTGGATAAAGCTAAAAGGTGTAAAGTAATTATTGAAAAATGTTTATATTTTGGCGATATTACGCCGTTAAATGTAGTAATCACCAAAGCATTAATTATGACAATAGCTGAAAAATATTGCGGGGTAAAACAACAATATAAAATAAATACATTTGTCGGCGATACGTTAAAAGCGCCTATAGAAGATATATTCAATGGAATGAAATTTAAGTGTGTGATATCTAATTTCCCATATAATGATAAAAGTGGTAATAAGGGGAGGGGGCATATGTTGTGGGATAAGTTTGTTGAACGAACTTTAGATAAATGGTTAGAGAAAGACGCTCACTTCTTGACTGTCCATCCATCTACTTGGCGACAACTAGATAATAAACTCTTTAAAAAACTAACATCTAAACAAATAATTTATTTAGAAATACATAATGTATTAGATGGGCAAAAAACATTTGGGGCGTCAACGAGATATGATTGGTATCTTCTTAAAAACACACCAAAATATAAAAATACCCAAATTAAGGATGAAATAGGATGCCTTAATTCTATTAATTTGGATGCTTGGGATTTTCTCCCCAATAAATTATATGATAAAATTAAACAAATGTTATGTCCCGACGAAAAAAATCGTTGTCAAGTATTTAGATATAGATCAACGTATCCGACTGAAAAGAAAAATTTAGTTAAAAAAGAACAATCTGAAGCATATAAATATCCGCTAGCTTATTCCATAAATGCTAAAAATATTATAAATAAAAGATATACCAATGACAACACTTTAGGACATTTTGGTAAATCCAAATTCATTTTCTCAAATGGGCGGGGGTTTTATTGTGATAAAGTTGGCGAATACGGTTTAACTGAATGGGCATTTTGTATATATGATGAACCTGATAATTTAGATAAAATATTAAAAACATTTAAATCATCAGAATTTATAGCAATAAAAGAAGCAATCAATCTTGATTCATTTACGTATAATTGGAAGGTAATGAAATTATTTAAAAAGAACTTTTATGATGATATTTAATAATGTCCTTTGCACATCCTAAATTTAAATTAATGACTACGAATGAAGAATTACTACAACATTTTTCAGTGTTTATTTTTTCAATAAGATAAATTTTCTTTTTATCTAAGTCGCTAATTTTTGACGTCACATATTTACCTTCAAGGGTTTTAAATGCGACAATCTTTTCGCCATAGCTATTATAGTAGGAGCCGGCGATTAACACATGATCGGCATCATAAAATTTACTAATATCTAATATATAAATCTCCTCAAATCGCTTCATAGATTTATTATACAGGGTCCATATATGATATTTTGGAAACGGTTTTAGAGTTTTTATATTTCTTTCTATCTTAAAATATTCAGATCGTTGTTGTTGCGATGATTTACTATTGGGTCTTTCATATCTAAATGTAGGAAAATATGGGCAGGATTTTTTATTTTCTATAAACTGGACTCTCCATTGGACAGGAGTGTCGTCATTTATATAATAATCTATTGCATTATTATTATCCTCCACTTCTGGTGCTTTACGATGAGATACTATAGGTTCGTTACATAAACCCGATTTAACAAACCTTTTCCATAATCTGTCAGATTTATTTCTATCGTCCCCATAATTAGACATTGTTATAGAATATAAATCATTTATACCTTTTAGGTATTGTCCTATTTATTAATCAAATTTAAGTTTAATTCAATTAATAAATATATCTATAATATAATAATGATTTACGGGAATTTTCAGGGTTTATTAATAATGTATATGTTTAAGAGAGGGTCGTTGACTAAAAAAATATATACTAAACTTGTAAAAGAACAAATGTCAAAGGGGCTATATTTAAAATCTAGGAATAACCAGTGGGCGAATATAAAAACTGCTTTACAAAATAAAAATCACCCAGTCACAAGAGAGAAATATGGATCCTTTATTGCGATAGACAGTGTGAATGATATTATTACACTTCTCCCACGGTGGAGAGAAGCCATAGAGCGTATTCATGCCGATCCCACGTGTGATGATCCTGATTGTAAAAAAATAAAAAGAAAAATTGAAAGTGGTAAAGATAATAAATTACCACAAAAAAAACTCACTCAATCCCGCGCATATCTAATTGTATTATATCTAAAAGAAATAACTAAGGAAGAGACAGCCGAAAAACTTATAGAGACGGCAAAGACAATGGTAGAAGACTATAATATAATACCAAAAACACGAGAAAAAAATAAAGTATCTCAATTGGGGGCGCAACTACATGGCAATTTTTTCGCAAAAGCGGATCGGCGGGGGGGTCATAAATATGTCTCTGAAGGTTATATAATAGAAAATTCAGAAAAGAAAATATATTTAACCGAAGCAGGTCAACAATTTGTAAAAGACACTTTTTCAGAAGAAATTAATATGATGCGGCAACAAAAAGACCACCTGCCGTCAGATAGTGTTATTAAATTTTATAACGACTATTATAAATTTGAGGAGGAAGGTATTCAAGAAAGCAGCACGCGCACATCTGAAAAAGAGTCTCATGACTCTGACGATGAAGATACGGATGATCAACCTGGTTTTACAAGTGAAATGCGAATAAAAGTTCCTCCAACTCCGATTAATTATGTTTCATTCAAAGATTCATTTACACTATTAGAATTAGAAGACCCTCAATATGAATTTAAAGATGCCGACGAGAATATAGAAAATGTTTCTTATTCATTTAAAATTCATCAGGATTATGATAAAAATTTAAAAAAATTATCTACTATAACAGAACCAATATTTACTATAAGTTATAAACGGGCGGGTGAAGCATTATTAAATTATAAACAGAGTTTTTTCTTAGGTGATGAAATGGATAATAAATTAGTTTTTTTATTGATACAGGAAGAAGACCTAGAAGAGTATTACCAGAAATGGGGAGGTGCGGGCTTTATTTTTATATACATTCCCAAAGAACAAACACAGGCGTTTACATCTATTCCCTTTAAAGATTTCGGCATTGGTCAAACGCGACGATGTTTGCAAATTTTAGCAAAACACATATTAGGTGATATAAATACTAAATCCGCCTCAAATATAGAGCATTATTGGTCGTTTGACGATAATATCACCAGATGTAGCGCTATTAAAGAGGGGCATGAACCCAAAACAAAGAAAGACTATGAAGACGTAGACGTAAAAGATGTTATGGAGAAAGTTATCGCTATGAAGGATTCTTTTATTGAACAAGATATACCAGAGATAGAATCAGGTAGAAATGCCTTAATAGGATTAAATCGGTTTATGGGCACGTACCTACGGAAAACTAAAATTAACGAGGATGTTCCTATTTATGGCAGGGGTCCTGGTATCGGCGGCGGGGGGGTTCACGTCCAAAAAATGTTATTAATAAATCCAGGATTATGCTATAAACATAAAATATTTTATAAGGGTATTTTTGATAGTAAATACGGTAATACAATAGAAGATTCTACGCGTCCCGATGACATTAATAAAGGTTTGTATTCCCAACGTAAAGAAGATATAACTTTTTCAAGAGATTTATCTAAAAAAATGTTGAATGTATATAAAATCTATAATTTTCAATATTATGCTGTTCGTGGACAAAGCGGTGGAACTCACACAGAACTCGCAGACAATTGGAACACTTTTCGCGAAAAGCAATACCCCAAAGGAAATTCATATACCGTCTACGGACCCGATGAATTAAATTCAGACCCTGACGCTGAAGATTCGGATGATGAAACCGACACGGACATGTCTATTGATGACGATGATGATGACGCACCGAGCGACCCTCCGCCCGACCCTGAATTAACAGCTAAATTTAAATCATATGAGGGCGGATTGGGTTTAAGAAATAATATTATACGAATGTATCCTAACATAAAAGCGATGTTAATAGATAGAGGTTATACCCCGGACAGTATACCAAATACAGATTTTACAAATATCTTAGAGTATAAAATAAAGGAGTTTATGGATGACGAGGAAGATACTACTAGAATTTTAGATTTTTTTGTTACAAATGGCGAAACAAAGGACTATGTCTTTTTTTATAAAGGTAGTGAAAAAGGATTTAAAATTAATAAGGTCTTCTTTGAGAAAAAGGTACAGAAATATTTTAAAGAAATTGAATCAGTAAAGGGTTTAAATATTAATTTTGATAACTTTACTTTTGTTCTCGTAAAAAGAAAGATTTCAAAAGTAGAAAAGGAGTTAGTAGATAATTTCGAATCAAGTAATCCCCATATAAGAATATGTGATTATGAAAAATTTTTATTCAACATTACCGCTCATAAATTGGTCTCCAAACACAGTTTATATAAAAAATCATATAGAACACTTCTTAAAAAACTTATGTTAGATACCCCAGACAAACTCCCATACATATTACACGCCGATCCTATTTCAAAGCATTTCAATTTCAGAGATGGTGAAATTATAGAAATTGTGCGAGATACTCTGGGTAAAAAAATAACAATGTACCGGGTTTGTAAAAATTTCAACTACTCGCATCTTGCCTACAAAACTAATAATAAATATGTTAAGGGTGAGAAAGATGGTTCTATAGAAGACTCTGGTGAATAAGAGGTTGTAGAAGAATAAAGTAATGCCGACCAGGTGATAACTAAATAATTATGTATTCAAATAGAATTTATCTAAATTATACGTTTATTATTAGTAGTCTATAGTTAATAATTAAATAATTACTTAAAATTATTTATATATTTAATCCTAAGTAATGAATTTATATGATAGTAAAAAAAAGAAATATTTGCTACATGGGGGCCTAACAGAGTATACACTACCCGAAAAAAACTTATTTAAGACAGATCATATAGGGTTATTCTCATTAACATCCGCAAAAATTGCGAAAGAATTAAGTGACAATATTATAAGTTTGTTTCCTGATAACTATCCTATTCATATAACAGACGCTACGGCATCTGTTGGCGGTAATACAATACCTTTTTTGTTAATTAAAAATTTTGCTAAAGTAAATACTATAGAATTGGATAAAAACCGACATGATATGTTAAAATATAATATCAATATAAAAAAACAATTTATTATAGGAGCGTATGACTTATATAATTGTTCTTATTTAAATATCAAAAATGATTTTAATGAAGACATTATTTTCATAGATCCCCCGTGGGGAGGACCCGACTATTATAAAGAAGCCAATATAAACCTTTTCTTAGATAATATACCGCTAGTTAAAATAATAAATACACTATTTACAGATAAGGACAAATTAAAATATGTTTTAATAAAAACTCCCAAAAATTTTAACCTCAAAGATTTTATAACAAATATGTTAAATAAGTTATTTATAGAAAAATTAGAATTTTCTAAAAAATTAAAAAAGATTAATTTCTTTATTATTAAAATAATCTAAAGATATATATATATAAATATATAGAAATTAATTTCTCTGTATATAGTGGAGTAGTATAAAGTCTGTAAACAGCATTCACGTATGACCAATGCAGACTGAACAAACTTAAATATTGGTGCTTTGACATCTCTTATTCGGGTTGATATACTATCTCTCTCTCATCTGTTGGAAATAAATTAATTAAGAAGAATTAATTTTATTTCTCTCAAAGAAGTCGGCAAAATTTGTATCCAAATGAAGTTATACATATTATAACTGCGTAAAGGCGCACATTTGGTATTCCTGTCGATTTATAATACATATTAGGATAATCATTAGGATAACTATTAGAATAATCATTAGGATAACTATTAGAATAATCATTAGGATAACTATTAGAATAACCATTAGGATAACTATTAGAATAATCATTGGGATAACTATTAGAATAACCATTAGGATAACTATTAGAATAACTATTAGAATAATCATTAGGATAACTATTAGAATAATCATTAGGATAACTATTAGAATAATCATTTGTATAATTGGTGATAAATCATACGATTATCGCCGATAGAGTATAATTAATTTTACACTCTAATTTAAACATTCTATATAAACAGTTTTGGGTCAGTAACACAAGGTTACGATCCTATGAGGCTTAACTGTAATTTATAGAATGGTATATTTAAAAAATTATTTAGGAAAAATTTAATCATTTAGTACTATAATTTATTTTATTTCAACGCTGTGTCTAAAACTTTTCAACACAACATTGCTTTTACTTAATTATTAATTAAACATATATTTAATTAATATTAATATTAATATGGGAAAAAAGAACAAACGAAATAGACATAAAATTATTGAACTCAAAACACGCGATGATAGATTAGCTGAAGTTTTAGATGTATTTGCTAATTTTAGAGAAGTTGGTTTAAATAAAAATATTGAGGGTGTCGGAGAATTTTTTGCTATGTGTAAAAACTATGTGAATGATGGAGAGGGACGAAGTGGTAAAATTAAAATACCCGGGGAAAAAAGAATAATTCAATATATTTTACCTACAAGAAAAAATACATTAATAAGTGTTTCCTTAAAGTATGATAAAAATATATGAATAAAGTATTATATTGTATTATAATAAATATATAAGATGAAAATATTATGTTGTGGTGATAGTCATACTAGAGTATTTGATTATTGTAATAGCAGACAAAATGAGATTATATTGATTAATTAGTTACCATATGGTTTATTATCAGGATTATTTGGATTATTTTTAGTCCAATGATTTACATCACAATATTCATAAAACTCTGCTTTATCAAAACTTATGTGTGGTCCTCTATATACTAATGTATTATATGGTGGGACTTCTCTAAAAGTAGATAAATATTTACAATTAGAAATAATCGATCTTAATTTAATAAGATAATCTTTTGATGAATATCTTGGAATTTGATTCCCTAATAAAATCTTTGTAATAGCATGGAAATAAGTTATAGGACCCAATGACAATATATCTGTACACCCATCCCTTCGTCTTTTTAAATTTAGACCAATCGCTTCTTTAAAAATGATATTTTTAGACGAACTCATCATAATATCTTGTGAAAAATCAATATCATGATGCATTGGTAATATACATTTATGCTCTGAATTAATAATATCCTTAAATGAAATATTACATAAACGATCAATATCCATATAAAAACCACCTTCGTGATAAATTTTTAATAGACGCCAAAGATCTACTTTTTCTACAATATTTCTATCTTTTATTAAATCATAATCATCATTAGATATATGGTTCTTTATAAATTTTTCAACATCATTATTGTCACTAATTTCAAATATGTATTCTGGATTTAAGTCTTTTAATTGCTTAATTCCATATTTAATTATAGTAAAATCCAGATCTAAAATATCTTTTGTCTTCCAAGAAATGTGAATTTTTTTTTCAATTGGTCCTAAATCTTTTAATATCGAATTAATATTAAGATTATCACTAGAAAAAGATAAGTATGCAACTAAATCTTGCCCCCAACCTGAATTCTTATCCGTTCTTGTTATGGTTAATTTATTATCTTCAAATTTATAATCAAATGTATCCTCATACCGATGTTTAAATGTTATAATTGTATCGTGTGGGTACTGCTTGTATAGTCTAATTGTTTTGCTATTTGTTTCACTATTTCCAATTCTAATAAAATTGTTTGATTCTTCATTATCTTTAGTTGAATACTCTTTATTATTATCGTTTAAATTTATCAACTCATTTAAATAATTTATTAGTTTATCATTCTGTGGTCCAGCAACATGTCCACAAAAATCACCACTAGAATAAAAATTGGACATACCATAAAAACTTTGTAAAACTTTATGAGGTATAGATAATAATTTAGTTTTATTAATTTCAAAATAGCATGCCATTACACGAGTATCTTGTAAACCATTTTTAAAATCAAAACCTCCATGTTTTTTTAATGATGGATATTTTAATGGTGTGTCTCTTATCTCTAAAAACTTTTCAAAAGTATTTAATGTTTTCTTATTATTTTTGAAAACAATTACCCCTGTATTAAATGGTTTATTAATGACTGGATCTTTGGACATCATAAACAATGCTTCACATTCATTAAATTTATATTTATGTATTATATCCTCTAATTTAATATTAAAATTTTTTATAACAATATCATGATCAAACCAAACTATATAATCTGATTTACTTTCTCTTAATAGTTTAATAGAATAGTGTAACTTATTCCAGTGCGGTTTATAATTTGTCTCTAAATTATTGTGATAAGGTATAAATTCATAATTATGTAATTTGCAATATGAAGTAATTATTGGATATGTTATATTATAAACTCTATTATTATTTGAATATGAAAAACATGTTATGGTCCTATTTGGTATTATTTCCTTATTATTGAAAGTTAATATTGAAAGATTATCTTTATTTATCCATTCTTTTGAAATTGGTATATCAGCTTTATCAATATAATTTATTTTTGTTGGCCTTTCTTGACCTCCTATTTTCCCATATTGATATACCAACGGTTTTTTTAAAGCATAAACATTTAAATAAGGTTGAATTTGAGCAGTATAAATATCCCATATTTTATTTTTAAAATAAGATTCAAACATACATTTTTGCAATGTTAATAATCCTCTTATTGAACAAACTATAATCCCATGAAATGCAAGCATATTATAAACCCTAATAATATCATCATTGATATTTCTACTACAAACAGTAGTACAGTCCCCTGATTTGTTCATTCCATACATGCTTAATCCAATATATAAAATATCTGTATCATTAGGTATTTCAATTTCTAATGGAAATTCATCAAACTTTTTAACATCATCCTCGAAAATTGCAAAAGGTTGAAATGGTTTATTTTTATCTTGATGTATACAAGCTTGATCCAGAATTCTACTAAACCCTGTTGCCCCAGATTTTATTTTTCCAATATTCATAATTGGATTAACCTCTACTAATTTAAAATTTTTAAATTCATTTGTTATATGATCTTTTCTAATTTTATTATCACACGTTAAATAATAATAATATATATTGTATAAATTTATTTTCATATATATATATAATATGTATTATTTTACCATATTATATATATGAAGGATAAAATCGTTATTTTACCTACAAGAAAAATACGTTAATAAGTGTTGCGTTAAAGTATGATAAATATCCAAAGGACCCGTTGATTAAATTCAAAGTGTTATCAAAATGTTTAAATATTTACTTATAATAGTATTAAATGTCTAAAAGACACTTGATAAATATTACGAAAAACGCATGGACTAAAATTCATTCAATTTTAGAATTACAGAATGCCAAAGGAATGTTGTTTACAGCAGAATCGGGTGGATGTAATGGTTTTAATTATAAACTAAATTTAATAAATGACGACGATTATAATAAAATATTAAAAAAAAAACTTGCTGTCAATATTTTAAAGGAAAATAATTCCCACGTTATTATAGATCCTCTATCAGAAATGTTTCTTATTGGTACAGAAATAGACTATATAGATGAAGATTACGCCAAAGGTATTTTTGAAAAAAAATTCGTATTTAACCCTGATAAAAAATTAGTTTCGGCGTGCGGGTGTGGAATATCATTTAATCCAAAAAATTAACCCACATTCTTACCCATGACATATTCATAATCACCTAGATCACATTTTGAAATTAAAGAAATAGTTGTATCATCAACCATCATATTACCCGAAGTTATTTTTCTAAAAAGTTTATAACAGTTAAGTTGTTTTTTTTGTTCGCGATTGGTTTTTTTACACGGGGGATCATTGGATAGCGCACGCGATTTAGGTTGTCCGTTTTTAGTTTCAGG